AGACCGATCGCGATTCCCTGAGGGGCATCGACTTCCTGGTCAACCGCACCCACCATCTGGTGCATCCGAACGGCATCAGCTGGACCGGTACTGCTGCTGGTAACTCGCCTACCAATAACGAGCTGGCCACCGGCACCAACTGGACAAAGGTGTTCACGGATAACCGCAACATCCGTATCACCCAACTCAAGGCTTACATCTGATCGGTGTAAGTTAAATGCCCCCTTCATAGGGGGCTCTTTTTTCTAGGAGGAACTAACCATGGGAATGGCTGCATTCCGTGTTAATGAGGAGGAGCGTCAGGCTCGTGAGGCTGGAGCTGCCGAACAGGTAGCGGAATGCCCCATGCCCGCCCCCGAGGCTGCTCCTGAGCCCAAAGCTGAAGCGCCAAAAGCGACTACGGTGACGGCTAAGAAGACCACAGCCAAGGGCTGATCACATAGGAGGTCATCGTGGCATTTGTATCAACACTTGGGGCAAGTAATGCAAACTCGTTCCTGAGTGTTGCTACTGCCACGACCCTTCTCGGTGAGCTTCCTGTTAGCGCAGGCATTACAGCTTGGCTTGCGCTGAATAGCACACAAAAAGAGCAGACTCTTGTAGCTGCAACAATGACGATCAATCCCCTGCGCTTCAAGGGGAAGGTCGCAACAGTTGAGCAATCACTTTCCTGGCCGCGTCTGATCAAAGTTGATGGGCGTCAACTTGCATCAGATGATCTGCCGCTTGATTTTGAAGTTGCTGTCGCCTACATGGCGGCCTATCTCGGCAGTGCTGGTGGCTATACAGCAGTTGCTGCAAATGATGGGGGCGCAACTCTGCTAAGTACCAACCAGTACGACGAAGTTGAACTTGGCAACGGGGCGCTACGTGTAAAGTATAAGGATCAGGGTGATATTCCACAAACTGGTATTGATTACATTCCGCCATTTGCGATGGATATTCTGTCGCGCTACATGGTTGATCCCAGTTTCCATCAGCCTTATCTGTCTCGTTCCAGCACTGCTCGCATTGACCCCTATTACGGCAATGCCGCATTCCGCCCGAGCCGGATTCGCGTTGTAGGAGGCCAGGTATTCCCCGCCCGAGGCGGTTGGGGCAGCAACTCCCTGTGATGAGCCATGGCACTCACTGATGGCATCTTCTCGTCGATTCCAGGGCCACTGATCAGCCAGTTTGGAATCAATGCGACCTATGTGAAGACATCACAGAACGAAACCTACAACCCAAATACGGGTACGGTTTCGGGTAGCTCTGTTGAAGTTCCCGTCAAGATTGTTATTGCTGATCTTAAGCCAGAAGAAATGAATGGCTCAATTTTTCAGCAGAATAGTCCGAACTTGTATCAGCAAAGCACCGTCAAAATTTTGATTGCCGCGTCAAGTCTTGGTAGCTACTACCCAAGAGTGACCGATTCGATTAAGTATTCGCAGGATGGCAAAACACGCACCGCAAAGATAGTTGCTATTAACAGCTATCGTGGTGATAGCCCTATTATGCACTCAGTTATTGCGAGGCTGAGTTGATATGGCTAGGAGAGCGCGTAAGGCAACATCAGCTCAGATTTCTCGTTATCGAGCTACAGCAGAAAAAAGTATTGCAAATCAAATAGAAAAAGATATTAATAAAAAAATTGCTCGCGGCATACAGGAGTTTGCCGTCAAATCAATGAATACGCTTGCTCAGCAAGGTCCGGCCTGGTCTGGTGAATTCTCCGCTTCCTGGGGCTTTGCGCCACGGGGAATAACGCCAAACACGGCTGGTACAACCGGCAAGATCTATAAATACACTAAAAATGATGTACCAATCAACTATATAGAGCGATACATCAGAGACGGATACACAGAATTTGCGATAATTAACACATCACCACATGCCAATGAGGCAATTGACGGCACACAGGCGACATTTAAATATCCTGGATTTGATGCCATCAAAGAAAGAGAACTTGGCGATGGGCGGGACAATCCAAGTTTTCGATATGAAATTGGCGGTGTTTTTCAGGGTTCTGACCCAGACGAAGCACCAGCTTCAAGAACAGCTGATCCAGACTGGTATCTTACATATGTTCAGGGTGGTGGATTGCAGGTAGACCTTAAAAATGGTTTCTCTGTTGGTTTCCAGGGGTCTTTCTGATGAACTATCAATCCATTCGCGCTAAAATTGAAGGCCCCCTGCTTACTGCCTACAACACACAAACCCCTGCTATTCCAGTTTATTTTGATAACGTAACTGCGGTTCCACCTGATCCGCCGAGTGAATACGTTCGCGTCAATATCACGTTTGGCGTAATGACAGAATGCACCCTTGAGGGATCGCTCGATTACGCAAGGGGCGCAGTTATTGTTCGTTGCTTTACTCAAAAAGGTAAAGGCCCGGCTCGCGTACAAGAGCTTATTTCAATAGCGACGACCGCTATCAATCAAATTAATGCAACTCGCAAAACAGCAACTGATACATATGTTAGAATTAAAGAAATAAACGGCCCTGTTTTTCCGCCGACAGAAGATCTTCCTCACTTTATAGCTCGCATTGATGCAGGCTGGGAAGCAAGAGTGAAATAAATCGCTACGCTGTCCCTAGCTGGGCAGTGCCCACTAACGTCGTCATTCCCCTTCGATCATGGCAACCGTTCTGTCCGGCATTTCCGGCGCCTTTTACTACAAGCCTGCTGGCACTAAAGCCACCTTTGGTGAGCTTGATGTCAACGCAACCAACAACACTTTCTATGTGGGAACCAACATGGGTTTCCGCGTGGGCGATCCTATCAAATTCAGTGTCATTAATAGCACCACTGGTGGCGCCGGTACTGGCACCCTTCCCTCGTCCCTGGTCGGTGCAAATACCTATTACGTGCTGACCTACAGCACCACCACCGGCCTGATGACCATCTCTTCCACCGTTGGTGGCACAGTTGAGGATGTCACCAACGACGGTACTGTTGTTTCGCCCAACAAGTTTCAGGTTGCTTATGCAGACTTCGGCGCTGTGTCGGAAGTTCGTGATTGGAGCATTGAAGTAACACGCGCCGAGATTGATGTTACCACTATCGGTCAAACTCTTTCTCAGTACGTTCCCTTCCGTCAGTACATTTCTGGCTTTGGCGACGCAAATGGCAGCGCCACTGTTTACTTCACCGACGAAGACAACGCTTTTGCCAACCGCATCATCCAAGACGTTCTGCTGCGTAAGCAAGTGGGCGCCACGATGAAGCTTTACATGGATCGCGTTGAGAGCGCTGGTGTTGTTGACGACACGAAATCCCGTTCGATTGAAGCTGAAGTCACTCTGACCTCCGCTTCCTTCAACGTGAACCCTGACGATGCTCAAAGCATTGCCATCAACTTCCGTCCGTCGTCCGCCGTGACCTTTGACCTGCTGACCACCTGATTCGTCAGCTAATTAACAATCGCCCCGCTTCGGCGGGGCTTTTTGCGTTTTGGGGCAAATTGAACTATCCTTTTGCTGTCAAGGCTGTTTTTTATGAGCGCCGCACCATCCCCTGCGATCACGATTAGGGCAATTGATCGCCTTCGTAAAGCTGCAAATTTTGAGCCGATTCGCCAAGAAGTAGTTCTTGCCAATGGCGATGAGTTTGTTTTCTATGCCGCTCCGCTGACTGCGGCAGAGCGCGAAAAAGCACAGAAAGATTCCAAGTCTGACAGTGCAAATGATTTTGCAATGCAGCTCCTGATCGCCAAAGCACTTGACGAAAATGGCGACAAGCTGTTCAAGCCTGGCGATATTCCAGTGCTGAAACGTGAAGTTGAAGACGAAGATCTTCAGAAAATCATTCTTTGCGTCCTGAAGCCTCGCGGCTCGGAGGATGCTGAGCCTGATACGAAAAGCGATTGAAAAAGAACTTGAATCTGACGGGCGCCTTTTCTTTCAACTATCTCTTGCCGAAGCACTTCACTGTACGCTCAATGAATTAAAGAGCAAAGTTACAGACGAAGAAATGTCTCTCTGGGCTGCATATTATGCAATCAAAAAGAGACAGCACGACAAGATGATGGATGACGCGAAAAAGAATACCCGAAGACGTTGAGCCGCTGTTAACCCAGCGGCTTTTTCCTGTCTGGCTAGACTCTGAGAACAGTAGGGCTTTGTGGCGGTGGCAAGTTACGACGCACAGATTAATCTTTTGGTTTCTGGGCAGCGCGAACTTGATCGCTTGACGGATCGCCTTCGGTCAATTGAGCGACAAATTATAGATATAAATCGACTCGGCGTAAAGCCACAACAGCGAGATCCGGCTACCGGTAGGTTTGGCGCTGATCCAGATCGCGAAAATCGCATAAGACTCGCCAGAATCCAGCGAATTGGAAAAGAGGAAGAGAGGCGAGCGCGTCTTACGTCAGCCAGCTTGCGCACTCAAAACTCAGAGCTTGAAAGGTCAATTCTTCTTCAGTCAAAATTAAATTCTGCCGTAGATCTCTATGAAAGAAAACTTGAGGAACTTTCTCGCGGCGGCGGTGGCGCCCGCTTGGGAGAAGATCTTCAGGCGCAAATCAGGGATATTCGCGCCGCATATCAAGCCGCAACCGATGGTGGAACAAAAAATCTCAGCCTTGTTAGAAGCCTTGCCACCGAGCTTGGCAGGGTTGTAGAAAGGCAAAATGAAATAAACAGGCTCTCTTCTTTTCAGTCCAAAGCATTTTACGATACTCAACGGTTTGAAAGAAGAATTGCGGAATTGCGCCGGGCTGGTGTTGATGCTTCTGCTTTTGGTGGCGTCGGTGGACAAATGAGGGCTCTGCGCTCAGCGCAGGCAAGAGGAAATGAATCAGAGGCAAAAGATGCAACCAGGAGAATCAAGGAAGCACTGGATCGCATCGCAAGAAACCTAGATGAAACCATAAGAGAGGCAAGGACACAGCAATCTGCGCAAAAAGCGGCACGTTCGTGGGAAACCTTTTTTGAGGAAGCAAGTACAACCGCTCTCCTTCTCAAGCAAAACCAAAAAAATACCAGCGCAAAATTTGCGCAATTTTTTGAAGATGCCGCGAATCAAGCCCTTCAGATTAGTCAAAACGCCAAAGATACTAGAAAATCTTGGCAATTCTTTTTTGAAGATGCGCAAAAAGAAGCTGATAGATTAAGAACTGAAAGGTTGTCAAATTTTGCTCGTCTTCGCGGCAATCCAAATCAGTATTCAGCAGAGGCTGGACCGCTACCTGCAAGCAAGTCGGGATCGCCGCGTTATTTTGCAGAAGCAAAAGAAATTGCCGATCAGCTTTTAATTGCTGAAAACGAAATAGCAAAAATTAGAGAGCAGTCACTTAATGAGTCGCTTCGCCTTGAGTCGGAAAGACTCTCTTTGGTGGATAAACGAAAAGCAAAAGAAAAGCAGATTAAAGACGTATTACTTGAGGCAGTTAGCTTTGGAAAAGGCTCTCAAGTAAAAGATATTGTAAATCAAGTTAAAACTGGTGGACGCAATGCCCTTGTTCGCGGCGGACTGGGGCTTGGTGCGCTTGGGGCGGGTGGTCTCTACGAAGGAATTACAGGTCTTGGCGATGTAAATCTTGGCGTTCTTAACGCAATAAAAGGACCGGTTGGTGCTGCTGCTAGTGCCATTGGCGATTCAATCAATTCCGCCCTTGGTGGAGTGCCGGCAATTATCAATAGCGTTCTTTCTGGTCTTGGTGACATTCCCGGCGTGCTTGGACTAGCCGCTGTTGCGGCTTACGCTTTTGCGCCTGCAATGAAAACTGCTGGGGAAGCAGTATATCTTGCTGGGCAGAAATTTGGCGAAACAAAGTTTGGCAAAAATATTAAACTTACACTTGATAGGCAAACAAATATATTTGAGTCTGGCATTAATGCGGCAAGTCAGATGACAATGCCGATTGATGCCTCTGGTTTTGATAAAAATCTTGAAATACGTCAATTAGCTAAAGATACATCTGAAACTTGGCGCGTATTTTTTGAGGATGCAGCTGCATTCGCTTTACAACTTAAGCAGAATGCCAAAGATACTTCTAAAAAATGGACAGAGTTTTTCCAAGACGCATCTTATCAGGCTTTACAAATAAAAGAAAATAATAAATCCACAAGAAAATCATGGCAAGTATTTTTTGAGGACGCAGCATCGCAAACGCTGCTAATTAAACAGCAGGCAAAAGAAACCGCAAAATCTTGGCAAGACTTTTTTGAAAATGCTGCTAATCAGGCACTTCAAATCAAGCAAAATGCAAAAGCCACGGCACAATCTTGGCGCTCTTTCTTTGAAAACGCTGCCTCAGAGGCGTTAAGAGTATCGCAAGAAGCAAAAAATACTTCAAATAATTGGAGACAGTTTTTTGAAGATGCCGCCTATCAAGCGCTTCAAATTAAACAAAACGGCAAAGACACCAGTGAATCCTGGCGTGTATTTTTTGAAGATGCTGCCTACGAAGCTTTTTCTATAAAAGAAAAAGCAAAATCAACAAGATCATCCTGGCAGCAGTTTTTTGAAGATGCTGAACTTGAGGCAAAAAGACTTCGCGAGGGCAAAAAAACGGGTCTACAGTCTTCGCTTGACAAACTTCAAGAAGCTCGCGGCGCAAGACAGGCCTTTCTCGGCGGTGCTTCTCCAGCAGAGGCAATTGACAAGATTGTTCGTCAATTTGGCACAAAGAAAGATATTGGTGCTGGAATTGGTGAAAATATTACAAATACATTTGCCAGTAACCTGTTAAGTGGTGGCAAACAAATGGCGAGCGCTGCAACTAGCGCATTTGCACCTGTCGTTGCTGCGATTAAAAAAGTTTTTCGCATCGCTAGTCCCTCTGGTGTCATGAGGGATATTGCCGAGAATTTAATTTCTAGTTTTATTGTTGAACTCATAAGCAATATTCCATCAGTCAAGGCCGCCATTGAAAAGACATTTGATGTGCAACGCTCTATCTATGAGCAATCTGGTCGCCGTCTTTCTGGTCGTTCAGCTTTTCCTGTTGAGTTAGATCCAGGTTTTCTTGCTGCAGTTTCTGGTTCTCCGCTGACCCCTGGCCGCCCATCCCCGGCAGGCGCATTCTCGGCGGCTACGCCTCGCGTTGGCGCTCCTGGCTCCGCATTTCCATTCCAGACCTATAACCTTGCCGCGACTCAGTTTCCAATAGATGCCGCCGCCCAGTTGGGTGCGCCACGCAATCGAGGAACAGACGCGAATCGCGTTCTCTCGGAAGCAATTCGCGAATATCGCGCTGCTGTTGATAATTTCTGGGAGGGTGAAGATTCTCAGTTTGAGGCAATCAAAAAGATTGTTGTTTCTTCGACTAGGCTTGCATCGGCGCAACTTGCTCGCAGGCTACAGCAAACAAAAGATCTTACACCAGATCAACAGTTTCAACAAATTGCCAGAGAGGCGCGCTCCGCGATTGCCGCCGGTGGTCAATCCAGGTTTTCTCGTGGCGTCACAGCCGTTGGAAGCATTATCAATGGCGATCGTGACTTGGGGGTTAGTCGTTTTCTTGTAAACGCGGAGGATCAGGCTAAAGCTGTATTTCAGCGCATGTCAGATTCTATCCTCAATTCAATTGAGGCATTTGGCTTTTCGGTTGGTAATCTTTTTGGCGATGGATTAGACAGAATTCGCGGCCTTGTTCCCAGCGCTGTTTCTCGTGGGCTTTCTTCAATTTCTGAGGCAATTACCGATTTTGGCGGGATTGGAGGTTTTGGTGGATTCGGTGGTGGTGGAGCCGGTGGTGGCGTGCCTGCTGGTGGCGGTGGCGCTGTCAACCAAACTGCGCAACTGCTTGGATTTGATGCAATAGCAGATATTTCTCGTGTTTCCACGAGAGAGCTTGAAGCGCTTTCTGCTGCAGCTTCTGAGCTTCGTGCAATTCTTGATCCGACAATCGAAGGATTCGATCGTCTTGATAATCAGCTTCGTGAGACGATCGGCAATATTGATCGACAGCTGCAACGCCGCGATCCGAATGCAGACTTTCTGACCCGTCGTGTTGGCCCTAGGGGTAGCCGCGCAATCAGCGAGGGCTTGATTGGTGGCGCCTTCCCGCTGCTGTTTGGGCAAGGCATTGGCGCATCTATTGGTGGTCTTGCTGGTGGCGCTGCTGGTGGCTTTGCTGGCGGCAATCTTGGTTTTGGCCTCTCGCTGATTGGCACAGCTCTTGGAACAGCATTTGATACTGCTGTTCAGGGTGCCATAGAACTTGGTGATGCACTGCAAAAGCCCGTTCAAAGTTTTGATAAATTAGCAGAGAAGTCATTTTTCTCCTCTAGAGCACTAGAGGAACAAATCAAAAAAACAATTGATTATGGCGATGTTGCAGGTGCTTCCGCTGCAATCCAAGAAGAAGCATTTAAAAAACTTGGCATAGAAGGCGTAAACAATCTCAAAAATCTTGGGACAGAAAGTGATCGCCTGAATCGTGCATTTGCAGAGCTTGGCCAACAAATGCAGGCAGTTGCAGCCGGGCCACTTGCTGGAATTACTGGATTTTTTGCTGATATTTTTGGACAAGCTGCGGCAGCCGGAAGGGTTCGCCTTTTGCGCTCAAACCTGAATCCAGGGCAAGAGCAAAAATTTAACCAAGAGATTATACAGCGTTTAAATCAAAAGGGTATTCAGCGTGGATTTTTTGCTGGATCTACACCAAGTGAATCTGAAATCGGAATCCTGCAACAGCAGGGCGCGCTCCAGGATATAGTTGATAAGTGGCAAGCTCTCGTAATAAAAGGAAAGATAAAAATTACAGAAAAAGATAGACTGCAAAGTGAGTTAAATAACTTTGAAAAGCAGCTTCAGGCAATAGATACCGGCAAGGGCATTATTGCCCAAGTGCGCCAAGCAGCACAAGAACAGCAGGATCTTGATCGGCAACGGGCTGATCTCGTCCGTTCATACGAAGAAAGTTTTGCGGAAATTCGCAAAAAAGTTGAAGACGAAGTTGCCAAAAAGAGATTTGCCGTAATAGAGCAAGAGAATAGGTTGCTTGATATTCGCGCAGCCAATGAGTTAAGTGCCCTTCAGGCATCGAATCGCGAATTTATTTCTCGGGCTGGCAGCCCAACTGGTGGAAGGCCCGAGTTTGTTGAGGCAGCCCAGGAAGCCGCTTCTATTGTCGCTCAATTCACGGAACAGCAATTAAGCGCTGAACAAGAGGCTGCAAAGATTAAGCGAGACGCCGCGTTGGAGGCAAAGAAATTTGATTTTGAGTCCGTTCAATTTAAAGCAAACATAGAGAAGGAAATAGCAAGACTGAACATCGAAACGGCTCGTAAAGTCGCGGATATTAATTTGCAAGTAGCTAGAAAAAATCAAGAATACGACGACAGAAGATTCAGGCTCGAAAAAGCAATAGTTGACTTGAGGTTGCGCCTTGCATTGGATGAAATTGCTCTTTTGACAAAGGATCCAACAATCGGAGAAGCATTCAAGCAAACAGCAAGGGCTACCTATGCTGAACTCCAAACAGAAATTCTCAATATTCGTAATATTGAGCCTCCAGCAAAGCTTCGCGAAATCAAAGGAGTTGGTGTTCGCGGCGGTGTTTCGACAGGAACACTCGATCAACTTGTTGCAAACGAGGCCGATGTAATTAAACAGCAAACAAACGCACTACTTGAAGGAATAAAAATTGACAGCAAAGAAAGTATTGACAACTTCAATAGGGAAATTCAAAAATTAGTTGAATCGTACTCAACTCCTTTAACTAAAAAAATTACAGATATTATGGACGAGAGAGAACAGGAGTATGAGTATATCACTAGGATAGGCAGGGGCGTCTCTGGTCTAGTTGCCGAAAAAGAAAAAGAAATAATTGCTGAAGGCAAGCTGCTTAAGCTTCGCCTTGAGGGATTAAAAGCAAGTCTGGAAGCAGGAAAATACAAAACAGACGAAAAGGGTAACAGGGTTCTCCAGGCTCCAGCTGTTGTTAGTCAGCTAAATACTCAAATACAAGAAGTTGAAAATCAGTTACTTGGACTGCCTGATCTTATCAATAGGCAAATTGCCGATGCCGCAGCCCTTGTCGCTCCGCTTCCTGGTTTGCGCGTAGCGCAAAAGCTGGACGAGGTTCAAACAAGTCTGCAGGAGCTGGCAACTTGGGAGTCAGTTGGCATAACCGCTGCTGAATCAGTCGGTGACGCTTTCGGCCAAGCCTTTAAGGAAATTTCTGCCGGAACTGCTAGTGCCCAAGAAATTCTTGCCGGATTCTTCCAGAATCTTGCAAATGCATTTAGTGATATGGCATCACAGATGATAGCACAAATGGTGCAAATGCTTCTATATAAACAATTGCTTGGTCCATTTTTAAATAGCATGGCTGGGAATATGTTTGTCCCTGGTCCCAGCGGATTTACATTCCCAGGCCTCTTTGGTGCCGCTGATGGTGCCGCATTCTCCAACGGCATCAAGCCATTCGCTATGGGCGGTGTCGTCAGCTCCCCCACCCTGTTCAAGTTCGCCAATGGCGGCGCCATGAACACCGGAGTGATGGGCGAGGCTGGCCCAGAGGCGATCATGCCCCTGTCTCGTGGCTCTGACGGCAAGCTGGGCGTTACTGCAAGCGGCTCTGGTAGCTCCACCAATAACGTCACCGTGAATGTTGATGCAACGGGCAGCAAGGTTCAGGGTGATAACAACGGAGCCAATCAGCTCGGTAGGGCCGTTGCCGCTGCAGTTCAGGAAGAATTGCTGCGTCAAAAGCGCCCAGGTGGATTACTCTCTTGATAGCGAGGTAAAGCAATGGCTGTTACAGCGACTGTACGCGCAGAGCTAGCAAAGCTCAGCCCATGTTCGATCATCGAGTTGTTTGAGGTGAAAACATCAACGCTATTGCATGGAGCCTGCGAGGTATATAGATTTCACTCTGGCGTCAATGCAAAAGCTGTCAGCGGCCATCTTGTTTGGGCTGGCAATACTTATTACGCATGGCCAGTAGAAGCGGACGGTTTTGAGTACAGCGGGCAGGGCTCTCTACCGCGCCCAAAAATCAGAATTGCAAACGTAGATGGAACAATTACTGCGGTTCTGTTGGAGGTCAATCAATTTACATATGGATCTGATTTGACGGGCGCAGAGGTCACAAGAATTCGCACGCTTGCTCGTTTTCTTGACGCAACTAATTTTGATGGCAATGTTAATCCGTTTGGCACGCCAGACTCAACCGCATCGCTTCCAGATGAAAAATATTACATAGATAGAAAGTCTGCAGAAACTCGTGAACTCGTTGAGTTTGAACTTGTATCAGCTTTTGATCTTGCTGGTATTCGCCTACCAAAACGTCAAACGATTAATAACATTTGCCAGTGGCGATATCGTAGTGTAGAATGCGGCTACGGAGGTACTATATACTTTGACGAAAATGATCAGCAGGTTTACGAAGAAGATCAGGATGTTTGTGGCAAAAAATTAAAAAGCTGCGAGATTAGATTTGGCGTCAATTCTCCGCTACCATTTGGCTCGTTCCCTGGCGTTGGACAGTATAACTATTAATGAATGATCAAAATCGTGCGATTGCCCTAGAGCACGCAATTTCTGAGTGCCCAAAAGAGGCGTGTGGCCTTGTAGCAATTGTCAAAGGCAAAGAGCGTTATTTTCCATGTAAAAATTTATCATTAGACCCAGATCAAATGTTTGTTATTGATCCACTGGATTACGCACGAATAGAAGATATAGGAGAAATCGTAGAGGTATTCCATAGTCATCCATCGACAAGCGCACTTCCAAGCGAGGCCGATCGTGTTGCCTGTGAGGCCAGTGGCCTCCCGTGGGTCATTTGCAGCCCTCTCCTGAACACATGGCACGCCTTTGAGCCGTGCGGCTTCAAGGCCCCATTGGTTGGGCGAGAGTGGGTCTGGGGGGTTACAGATTGCTGGTCCCTGGTGCGTGATTGGTACGCAGAGCATGGCGTTGTCTTGCGCGACTGGGAGCGCCCTTTGTCTCCAGATGATTTTGAGGCTGCACCAATGTTTGAAGCCTGCTGGAAGGAAACTGGCTTTTCTCTTGTTGGTGAAGACGATGAAATCAAGAAAGGAGACGCTGTTTTAATGCAGATCCAAGGCCGCGAACTTAATCACATTGGCGTGTATATTGGTGATCAGTTTTTACTTCATCACATCAGAGGCAGGCTAAGTAGTTGCGATTTATACGGCGGATGGCTGCAGGGTTGCACTGGAAAAATCATAAGGCACTATGATTGGAGGAGGCTTCAGAGCGCTTAGCAATGCGAACGATTCGTGTTTATGGGCAGCTTGCCAAAAAGCTAGGACAAAGAGTA